CAGGACCCATATATTGTGGGTTGTTCTCGTTAAACTGAGTAGGCATATACTTCGCTTGGAAGTTGCTTAGTGCCGCACGATCTGCAGCTTTTTGTTGCATTTCAGAAATAGCACGTTGACCACTCAAGTACTGCTCTGGTACTGAGTAAGCAGACTTCAGACCCATAGAAGGATCATTGCTCAACAAAGAGCCAAGCAAGAACTGCTGAGTAGCTTGCTTTTGAAGACTATTCTTCTCTTCGTCACTAAGACCAGTAAGTGCTGCATCAGACAGCAAACCAAGATTAAAAGGCATATTGACTCCTTACAGACCGAGCAAACCAAGCAATCCCTGCTTGGAAGTAGATGAAGATTGCATACCAGAACCACCACCAACATTGAGACCCAATGCTTGGTTGATGATCTGTTGTTGCTCCAAAGGCAGATTGCGGATGGCATCCAACTGTTGTTGTGAGAACTGTTGCTGTTGCAAACCAATGTTCTGCAAAGCCTGAGATCCTGCAAGACCCATCTGTTGACCAGTTTGGGAAATGCCTGCCATCTGACCAGAAGCACCTAAACGCTGTTGGTTGGCAGTCAAACCTGCTTGTTGGTTAGCCAAGTTAGCTTGCAAGAAGTTCTGAGCATTTGTCAAACCAGTCTGCTGAGTCAATCCTGCTTGTTGGGCAGCTCTAGCATTAAGTGCGGCTTGGTTAGCCAAAGCAGCCTGATTGGCAGCAGAAGCACCAAACTGACCTGCTTGATTCAATGCACCTGCATTAGCAAGACCTGCTTGTTGCAAATTACCTGCATTAAATTGAGCCAAGGCATTCTGAGCTGCAGCATTTTGTGCGGCAATAGTGTTCTGAGCATTAGCACCAAACTGGAATGCTTGATTCTGTGCGGCTTGTGTAGACAAACCAGCTTGCTGAAGTTGTTGGGCATTAAACTGAGCCAAAGCATTGGCGGCAGCTTGATTACCCATACCTGCTTGCTGAAGATTGCCAGCGTTATATTGAGCCATCTGGTTGGCGGCAGCCTGATTAGCCAATGCCGCTTGATTAGCCGCTTGAGCGCCAAACTGTGATGCTTGGTTGGCGGCAGCAGAACCTGCTAAACCTGCCTGTTGCAAGTTTCCTGCATTGAACTGTGCCATTTGATTGGCAGCAGCCGCATTAGCAAGATTAGCCGCCTGTTGGTTCATTGTGTTCATTTGACCAACATTAAAGTCCATGCCCTGATTTGCAATTCCTGCTTGCAGACCAGTAGACTGATTAGCTTGAGCCGCAGTCAAGCCTGTAGATTGATTAGCCCGAGCCGCTTCCAAAGCAGCTTGTTGATTAGCCAAACCAAACTGACCAGACAATGCAAGTGCTTGCTGTGTAGTTGCAGCATCTTGTGCTTGGTTAAGTTGCTGTGCTTGCATGGTACGAGCAAGATCAGCCTCAGAAGCTTGTTGGGCAGCTTGGTAAGCGGCAGCATTCTGTTGAGCAACCAATCGAGCCGCATTCTCATCAAATGCACGATTAGTCTCTGCTTCTGCTACACCTTGACGAGAACCACCAAATGCTTTGGCAGCAGTAGCTTGAGCTGCAGTCTGTTGTTGTTGCAACTGGCGTGAACGCTCTAAATCCTTCAAACTTTGCTCAGTAACAGCTTGTGTATATGGATTCATATACTGCTGAATATTCTGATTCAAGAATGATGCAGCTTGAATATCACGAACATTCTGACGGGCTTGAGGAGCAATCTGCCCCAATGCCTCAGAGGTTACATCAGCACCACTAACTTTACTTGCGGCAATACGCTCTGCGGCAATACGCTCTGCTTCCACATCACGCACAGCTTCACGGGCTAATTGTGCGGCTTGAGCTTGTGTGGCATCACCTGCAGTAGCACCTGCAAAACGATCAGCCGTATAACCTTGGGTAGTGGCAGTAGCTGCAGGACCTGCGCTAACACCAGTAAATCGCTCAATAGGTGCGGCAGTCTGACCGCCATAACCTTGAGCTGTATATCCAGTAGCTTGGGCTAATGATGCAGGACCTGCTTGCGCACCACCGAATTGAGATGCGGTATATCCTTGAGAAGCAGCCAAAGCCGCAGGATCTACAGTTGCACCACCAAAAGCGTTATATGTAACATTCTGAGGGTTGTAGTTGGCAGCTTGGCTTGCAACATTGTAGGCATTACGCATACCAACAAAAGCTTCACCACTTGGGTCAGAGAACTGACGAGCAACATTAAATCCTGCTTGTTGGTCAGGAGTGAATCCTGCAAACTCACGGGCTTGCAAGTTACCTGCTACACCTTGGGCGCTCTCTACGTTCTTTAAGAACGCATCACGCATTGCAGGATCAAGTTGTGACGTTTGTTGACTTGAACCACCAGACATAATTACACCTCCGTAGAAAGCCAATAATGTGTTGGCTTCATGTTAAATTTAGATACAAAAGTTCTTGACCAACCCCTACGTCCTGTTAGGGTGATCTTTTGGCATCCCATGTGTTCAGCGAACTTTTGAATATGGGGGGTAAGTGTCTCTAGTTCTTCTAGATTACCACCTGCCAGAAATATATGCAAAACCTTCATTCTTGGAAAGTTCTGAACCTGAGTGACAACTGCGCTGTTCTCACTAGGCCATAATTGCATCGTACAACTGTCAATACAGTCGGCTACGTCCTGCAAATTATGAGTGTTATCGTATTCTAAAGCAGGTTGTAAGATTTTCTCTACTTTTTGAAAAGATACAGCCCATAATGGTAGTTCACCATTAGTTTTGTACTTTTCGTAGTCAATCATCTGAAACTGCCAGGCTTTCCATCAAAACGAATAACACCAACTCGCCAATCAGTTAAATTGACACCTTCAATCCTAGCTGCAATCTGTCTACCATTGATACGGACTGAAGTAGGATTAGCCATTGAATATGGGCCATAGTTGTATTCAGTAGCATTGGGATAGAACTTGGTGCTGAATTTCACCCGTACATCACCTGCAGTCTTCTCATCAGGAACCAGTCCTGTAAGACTCATAGTCCTGTCGCCAACACCCAACTCTACTGGTCCAGACTCAGCAAAAATAGTCTGTGAATCATAGTTAAATCCAACTTCATGCTCATAGACGTACCCGTCTGTAGAAACCATGATTGGATTAGAGAAGATTCCACGATCAGTACCGCAAGTACGAGCCAAAGTGCCAATCGCCCAATGATTCTCACGATAATTGTAAGAAACATAGGAATCTACCTCGTTGGATGAGGCGCTTGGATAGAACCACCAAATCTCACCATAGGCAGAATTGTGGACACAGTAAACCTTAGAAGATTGAGTATTGTTCATGTTAGTGAACACATAATCAGATACATCTGAGTTCAAAGGCTTTACAAAACCATCGTATATCCAGAATCCTGCTGAAGACATCCAAATACAGGCATTGTCAGTAGCAGCCACGGCTTGTTTAGAGATAACTCCACAACCAGTACCTACACGCTCAAAGCTGTAAATAAATGGTGGGCCAATATAAGTTGCAGTATGGACATCTACGTCTGTAAACAAAATAGTCGCACCACGAATCTTTTTGCCACACATTAAAGAGCCAATAGTGGTCAACTCAAAGTCGCCAGCTTGGTTGGTAGCCGCAGGAGTCCAGATAGTATTATTCTCTTGGTCACACCAAGCAATACTCCTTGGATTACCACTTGCACCCAAAGCAAACAAGAATCGCTCTTGAGTGACAATCAGACCTGTACAGCTTGTTGGAGCATTGGTGATAGCTGCAGCATCTGCGCCAGTATCCAATTGCCATTCAAGCAACTTACCATCTTTTGATGAACAAGCAACTAAATATTGACCCCAAGTATCCATGCTCCATGTGGTAGCAGGAACATAAGAACCTAAATCTGGTCTTGCAACACCATAGGCAGAACTTCCATAAGTTCCATAGCCATAACCGATTTTCAGTACAGCATCAGCGTTTCCAGATGTAAAACCACTTGGAGTGATGTCTGTCAGCGTACCATTCTCATTCATTGAGTACAAATTTGAATGTGTACCAATGCCAATACGTCTGTTATTACTGTTGTCTCGCCAGTTAATCAAACCCCTAGCCATGCCAGTAAGTTGACTGGTAGAACGCTTACGCCATCCACCAACAGGACGAACAGTACCTTCGTACCAACGTACTAAATTGGAATCATTCCAACGCCCTTTAGACTGGTATTCAGTACCATTCTTGTAGACACCAGGAGGAATTTGAAGTGGGATGTATGCCATATTTGTAGTCTATTAGGTTGGAAGGTTAGACACAAAAGTCATTGTAGCAATTAAGGAAGCTGTAGATGGATAGCTTCCTGCTGCCACATAGTGTTGGATACTTACAGCCGTATTACTAGTTTCCCACCAAATTTCAACATAATCAGTTGCATTCAAACTAACAAAGTAGTTCCAGCCTGCAATTAAATGCCCATGAACACCGCCATGACTGTTTGGTATAGAAATATATCCAGTTGAGCCAGTAACTACTGTGCCATTGATTTTTAGCCAAACACGAACATCGTGGATCTGTGAATCAGAGTTTTCAAACTGACCAGACCATTGAAGATTCCAGATGCCAGCGTCTGTAACTGTGATGCGTGAACTACTAGCAATACTTACACCATTGGCATAGTCTGTAGTATTCAATGTCATTGCATAAGCAGTATTTGCAGATGCAGCAGTCTGGTCTGTTGTGTCTTGAAATGCCCCATAAGGGATATTTAAATATTTACCACCTCTAGGACCACTCAATGACTGGATTGAATTGACTAACTTGGTAAAAAACAGCCTCAAAAGATTGTTGTTCTGATTTTGAACATCTTGAGAATAGGCAATACCAGACGCTCCCAAAGGAGGAGTTGCAGGTATTTCCAGTTGCTGTTTTACGTTAGACATTACTTTTTAATCCATGTCTGCCACACAGCACCTGCGGCAACAATAACACCACCAATCCATAGAATTGGTTGAGCAATAGAGGCAATCCATCCAAGAACCTTAATAGCTCCTTGGGCGGCATCAATGGCCTCTACAAGACCTTTTGTATTGTTGTCAATACGATCAACCTTGCTTTCAACAGCAATTAGTCGTTCGTATATTTGCTCATGGCTTACATTGCTCATAGTTATCCTACACTATACAAAGAAGTTTTATGTCTTGGATCAATTCTACGGGCTAATTCTTCAGCGTAATATTGCATCCCCCAAGGGCCATTGATACGGGCATCGTATTTTTCGGGAGGAACAAACAGTTTGTTAGTGTCCTCAAAGCGACCTTCTTTTATTCTATCTACCCAAACAATAAAGTCTGCATTAAATGCTGCACGGGCCTCTGGAGTTGGACATACAAAATCAGCAATTACATAAGCGCCATGCCTACTTGCTATGTCACATAAAACACCCATTCGCCTTGCTTGCTCTAATCTGTCAGCAACACTAAACCCAAGATCTTTGTTAATTTCTTTGCGTATTTCATCAGCATTGAAATGCACACAAGACAACTCTCTAGCAAGCGCAGTTGCTAGTGTTGTTTTGCCAGATCCAGGCAAGCCCATGATTAAAATTTTCATCACTTAACCTTGTAAAGTTGCTTGATTAAAAACTCAGGTTTTGGTGTGCGCCAAAACTCTTTACCACCATATTTCTCCCAAACAGATTTAGGCACAATTGATGGGCGCTCTTGCCAAGTAATTTCTTTTCTAACTGTGTGAAGACTTTTCATGTTTAAGGCTTTGTCAAACACTTCGTTTTCATACTCAACATTTTTAAAGTCATGGTCAAAGTAAGGTTTGTTAATAAATTCGTAAACCCCACGCATTACGCTTTCTGGATTCTTGCACAAATCTTCATATTCAACCAACATAATCATGTCGGGGTTTAACAGTAAGCCTTCTTCTAGGAAGTAATAAGGTTTTACCACTTGGCCTTCTTTTTTTACATCCATCAAAGCATCGCACCTTGTTGTGACTGTTTGCCTTGCTTCATCATCTGTTAGCGATGCACCATAAAGAGAGTTTTTAGCAGAAATGCGCTCAAAACTATCTAATATCCAAGGTAAATCACGAACACAGCAAATGATCTTTGTTTGTGGGTATAAATCTTTTAAAAGTGAAGTTTTAGATGTCCAAGCCCTATTGGTGTCAAACACAGTTTTTGGTACTACATCTTCGTAGAACGCATTAAAAATAGATTTTAAAATGTGCTTGCGTTTATCTTCATCAATCAGGTGATTGCTCTCACTTCCCGTAATGACGTTGATGGTTGAGGATACCAAGTTTTGAACGGGGGATGAAATATCAGCGTAGAAATCAGGGTTCTGGCGCAGAATAGCCGAGATCAATGTTGAGCCTGATCTTGGCAAACCAGAAATGAAATAAAAGTCTTTCATTCTTGAACTTCTGGAATCCAACTAATTGTTGCCTCATCCCATTTGTACCGCACATTGCCACCATTTATAATGGCATCCACAGGCCGTGTAACAGGCGCACTCCATGTCATAGTGTCACTATACCCAATCCAAGATGGATAAGGTTTACGGGCTTCATGTTCTGCTGTTCTAAGTGCGTTATATTCTTCCTCAGTCAACACTTGCAGAACACCCGCAATAGTCGTGTCGGCATCATCGTCACAAATCCCGTAATATTTTGGCGCATCAAGATATGTGCCGTCTGATGCCATTTTGATAGGCCAAGTAGAACTATTTTTCCATTTAAGAATAAACCCTTTAACCTCTGGCATGGATGGGCCTGTTCGTTGTGGCTCAACTGTGCAAGGTATTTTTGTTATTGCGTCAACTTCTGTTACACAAATATACATTTTTGTTTTCCTAATTTAAAGAAAATAATTAAAGGCTTAAACAGCAATCCTTCGAATTGCTCGAACACGGAACGAATAAAGTTTACCGCTATTGCCTGGACCGCCATCACTAAAATATTGCCAATTTTGCAATCCAGTAGAATAAGTATTCGTTGTGCTAGTCCAATATTTATCAGCAGTAAACGCTTGCGCACCTCCAGTTTGAAATGCCGCTGCCGATGTCTGCGCAGGCGTTCCACTTGTATAAGTGCTAGTTCTTTTTGGCACAGAATTGGCATTTACGCCCGCTGAAGTGTTATTAGAAGTTGTATCAGGTTTTAAGCCGTAATACAAAACATCCAACTCATTTTTCGCTGGCATATACCAATCGCTGTAACCACCAGTTGTTAAATTTTCGCAAAACGATGCCGCAGGGTGCGAGAAACCTGCGCCAACCGCTGCCGTAGTGTTGGCAGGGCCATCAATCACCGATTGAGTGCCTGATTCTCCAAAATTCCCAGATGCTGCTTGCAATGTGCTTTCTGCGGTTGAAATTGGGCCAACAATAAGGTAATGTGTTGCAACACCATTTGCTGATGTAGAAATTTGACCGCCATAATAACCACCACTTAAAGCAGAGCCAAGAGTAGGTGTAGGAACGGCAATAGTATTTGCTGAATTTGCACTTGCAGAACCAACAGAATTAGTTGCTGTAACAACACACCTTAAAGTGCTTCCAACATCACCTATTAAAACTGTGTATGTGCTAGATGTTGCACCACTAATATTGGAAACACCTTTTTGCCATTGATAGGCGTATGTTGGAGTTGGGTTCCCAGTCCATGTGCCAGTTGATGAAGTCAATACCTGACCAATAGAAACTGTACCGCTAATTGTTGGTATAGTAGTATTTACAGGGGCGCTTGTAAAAGCCCTTAAATTTTGGTAAACGGCTTGTAATATACCACTCATGTCAGACCACTCCCAGAGATGAGCCAAACTGTTGAAGTTACTTTAATTGCAGTAGCAGAACCATACTGACCCAATGTACGAGTTCCAGTTGTTCCTGCATTAGACAAATACATAGTATCAGTAGTAATTGCAATACTGATTGATGTAGAAGACAAATTAACAAATGTAATGGCTGTACCAATTGGATATGCAACAGAGCCATTTGCAGGGATTGTGTATGTGGCAGCTCCTGCACCAACAGCATGATAAATATGCTTGCCAGAATCAGCCAACACCATTGTGTAATTGCCAGTCTGTGCATTCTGTGGAATGTTTCGGAAACCTACAGCATCAGTACCATCAGCAGTACATGAACTTAAATTTCCACTAGATGGAGTTCCAAGAGCAGGAGTAACCAAAGTTGGTGATGTTGCCAGAACATTTGATCCAGTTCCAGTATTTGCTGAATAACCAACAAAATCAAAATCCCAACTTGAAGCAGTTGTGCCACTTGTTAAAATACAAGTGCAAAGAGCAGTAGTACCTGGCAATACAGTACCAACCAAATTACCACCACTTGAATTTACTGTTAGATTTCCTGTGGAGTTATTCTCTATTGAATAAC